GAGCCGCAGGCGCTCGCCGCCGCCCGCGCAAAGCTGTGCGCTCACCTCGGGCAGCACCGGCCGGAACAGCCGTACACAGGCGGCGTGAGGCTCGTAGTGAAGTGGCTGTTCCCGCGAGGAAAACATCCGGACGGCAGCTACCGCACGACAAAGCCGGATACGGACAACCTGCAGAAGCTGCTCAAGGACTGCATGACCGCCGAGCACTTCTGGACGGACGATGCGCTGGTGTGCTCGGAGATCACGGAGAAATTCTGGGCGGACACGCCCGGCATCTGGATTCACATTGAGCCGGTAGAGGGCTGATATGGACTTTGAGGAGATGAACCAGCGGGCATACGACCGCAAACCCGAGCCGGACGGTCTGACACCCGCCGAGCGCATGATCTGGTTGGCGCTGCGGCTGCTGCACTTTCACGGCGGCCTGAGCCGTGAGGAGGGCGTGGCGTATAAGCAGGAGCTGAAAAAAGATTACGAGCGTAACCTCGCGCAGGAGGCCGAGTGGCTGCGTGCCGGTACGGCAATGAAGCTGCTGCGGCAGAGCAAGAACCCCGAGGTGAAGAAAATCGTCGGGGAAGTTGAAACAATGTTTTGAGGAGGAGAACCATGGCGAAGTGTAAATTTTGCGGGCAGGGCGTGCGCTCTGGTCCGGTATTCCATACAGGCTGCTGGGAGCAGGCGGTGAACAAACTTGCAAGCGAGTTCTGTGATGAATATTGCAAGTTTCCGTTTGAGATGGACTATGAGGCGTTGGTAGACAAATGCGAGCAGTGCCCGATGGTACGGCTGAAGGAACTGGGAGGCCGGGTATGAAAACTGATGAACTTATCGAAGCCCTCGGACGGCTGAAAGTGCAGACCGGCTCTCTGGCCTGCCTTGGCTGTGGGCATGAGCACAACTGCGGCGTGCATGGCTGCGCCTTGATCCGCGAGGCAGTGAACCAGTTGATCGAGCAGAACGGCTGGGTCAACATCAAGGAGCGCCTGCCGGAGCGCGGTGTGCCGGTGCTGACGTACAACAAATGGGGGCGCGCCTGTGTGGAAACACTGCGGGCGTGGGATGATCGGCCGTATTTTGTCGGTGGCCTGAAAGCCGGAACCGATGTGTTGTTCTGGCGGCCCCTGCCGCAGCTGCCGGAGGTGCAGGAATGACTGACAAGCAGCTGGAAATGCTGAAATGGCTGACAAGCAGCTGGAAATGCTGAAATGGCTGCTGGAAGATCTGGAAACAGACGAGGGTGTGTGCTACAAGACCCGCAGCAGCACCTGCGCCACGGCCTGCCCGCTGTGGTACGCCGGTGCCTTTGGTGATAACATTTGCCTGCCGTCTGTCCTCGGCCGCCGCGTAACGCGCATGATTCACGATCAGCAGCTGCCGAAACGAGAAAAGGAGAATGAACATGAAAGCAATCCGTAAAAAGCCTGGTGCACAGCCGGAGATCATTGAGGTAGACAACACGCTGAAAGCCTTGCAGACCGAGGTCGGCGGCTACATCGAAACCGTAACGATTGCATCGGATGCCGTCGTTATCTGCAACGAGGAAGGACGCATTCTCGGCCTGCCGGATAACTGCCGCGTGTGCGGCGTGGACTTCGTCGGTACGATCCTTGTGGTCGGTCGTAACAAGGACGAGTTCTGCGATGTGCCGGAGGCTGACTTCCTGATGTATCATCTGCGGGAGGAGACGGGTCATGACAATCACTGATCTGCTGGTCAATCTTGACTGTATCCTGTGGCTGCTCCTGTTCTTCCTCGTGCTGCACCGGATAAACTTCTGGGACGGGAAATTCAGCGAGCTGCATGAGGAATTGATGAGGGCAATCCGAGAGGAGGACCCCCATGACGATTAACCAGGCAATCCGCATTCTCGACCCGGCAACGACAGCCGAGGAGCTGGCAACGATCGAATACTACGGCGGTCTGCACGGCCGCGAGAAGATGGTCGCTGCGTGTGACGAGGCGTGCCGCGTGGCGGTCGGCATCATGCGAAAATATCAGGAGGAGAACAAGGACAGTGACTGAATACAGCTGCAAAGTACGGCGTTACTTAGCATGGAGGTACGGCGATGAAGAAAAAGCGTGTCAATCCGCACAGGCGTCCGGCGACACTGGCGGACGTACAAAAGGCAAAGAAAGCTGCGCAGAACGAGGCGGTAACAACAGCATGGGCAATCTTTTTCTCGGCGCTGCGGGATAAGGAGGGCTTCGGCTACACACGGCTCCGGCGGGTCTGGGACGAGGTAAACTACCTCGCGGACAGCGTTTCCAAGGGCTATGTGTCGATCGCCGATCTCGAAAAGGAACTCGAAGACTACGGAATCACGTTGAGGTAGGATTATGACAACTAAGGATTGGCTGAACCGCGGGTGGGCACTCGACCGCGAGATTACGGCTTTGGAGAGTGCCAAGCGCCGGGCGTATGACCGCTGTGTGTCAGGCGTGGCATCGGTGAGCGGTGCACCGGGCGGCGGCGGTGCCTCAGACGGCGGACTGAGCCGCTACGCCGACTTTGCTGCGCAGGTGGACGCCCAGATCGACAAGCTGATCGACATCAAGCAGGAGATTGCGGCGGTGATTACCGAGGTGCCGGATACGACCCTGCGGACACTTCTCACAAAGCGGTACTTAAACTTTGAGAAGTGGGAGAAAATCGCGGTTGACTTAGACCGCACTCTGCGCTGGGTCATGCGGCTGCATGGCAGGGCATTGCAGGCAGCAGAAAAAATTCTGAAAGAAAATGCGAACAGGCCATGTTAGTTCACATAGTTTCCTGCTATACTGGTATCATGAAGTTCAGCGGGAATGAAACTTAGGTCCCGCATTTCTCCTGCTTCATAGCATTGGAAACACCTCCGGAAAGGCACTCTTGGAAACAAGGGTGCTTTTTCGTGCCCAGAATTCAGAAAGGACGGTGCAGAATGGCAAAAGGCAAATATCAGGAATGGCTTACGCCGGACGGCATCACCCGTCTGGAAGCGTGGGCGAGGGATGGTCTGACAGATGAGCAGATCGCAGCCAGGATCGGCATTACGACCAGCACGCTGTACGACTGGAAAAACAAATACTCGGAGTTTTCGGAGGCCCTAAAAAGGGGAAAAGAGGTCGTAGACATCGAAGTTGAGAACGCTTTACTCAAGCGTGCGCTCGGCTACGACTACACCGAGGAGCGCGTAGAGCGCAGCCACGAGGGCGGAAAGAAGAGCATCAAGACCGTGCAGACGGTCAAGCACATTCCGCCGGACACGACCGCGCAGATCTTCTGGCTGAAGAACCGCAGACCGGACAGGTGGCGCGACAAGCAGCAGATCGAGCACTCCGGCACTCTCGAGGTGGAAAACCCACTTGCCGGTCTGACCACCGAGGAGCTGCGGAAGCTGGCGGACGATGGTTGACGAGCGCATTCGCAGGGCGGCTCGCATAGAGCTTGCCCGGCGTGATTTCTGGGCGTTCTGCAAGCTGATGGCGCCGGACTTCTACCGCGAGGACCGGCCGTACCTAAAGACGCTGTGCAGGCGCTTACAGGCGTTCTGTGAGAGCGACCGCAAGGTGCTGGTGGTCAATATGCCGCCGCGCCACGGCAAGAGCCGCACAGCGGTGCTGCTGAGCCAGTGGTTGTTTGGGCGCGATCCGTCCGAGCAGATCATGACCGGCAGCTACAACGAAACGCTGTCCACGACGTTCGCACGGGCGGTTCGCGACGGCATTGCGGAGGAACGGTTTGACCCGAGCCGCATTGTGTTTTCGGATATTTTCCCGCAGACACGCATCAAGTACGGCGAGGCCGCCGCAGGCAAGTGGGCGCTTGAGGGGCAGTACGCGAGTTACCTTGCTACCTCTCCGGGCGGCACGGCGACCGGCTTCGGCGCACGCAAGCTCATCCTCGATGACCTGATCAAGAAAGCCGAGGAGGCTTTTAACGAGGGCGCACTCGACAAGCAGTGGCAGTGGTTCACGGACACGATGCTGTCCCGAACCGAAACCGGCTACAAGATCGTTATCATCATGACGCGCTGGGCGACCGGCGACCTCGCAGGCCGTGCGCTGGAGCACTGGCCGGATGCGGAACTCATCACGATGAAAGCCTTGCAGGACGACGGCACGATGCTGTGCGACGCGGTTCTCACCCGTGAGGACTACGAGGACAAGGTTCGCACGATGAGCGAGGAGATCGCCAGCGCGAACTACCAGCAGCAGCCGATCGACCTGAAAGGCCGTCTGTACAGCAGCTTCAAGACATACACAGACATTCCGCGCGATGCAAACGGTAGTCCGCTGTTCACGCATATCCGCAGCTATACCGACACGGCGGACACCGGCGCGGACTATCTGTGCAGCATCATCTACGGCGAGTATAACCATGAGGCCTATGTGCTCGACATCTACTACACCAAGGACCCGATGGAGATCACCGAGCCGGAAACCGCACGGCGGCTGCTGGCGCACGGCGTAAACCTCGCGAAAATCGAGAGCAACAACGGTGGCCGCGGCTTTGCCCGCAACGTGCAGGAGCAGCTTCGGCGGCTCGGCTCCAACCGCTGCCGTGTGGAGTGGTTCCACCAGAGCGAGAACAAGGTCGCGCGTATCCTGACTAACTCGACGTGGGTGCAGGATCACATTTACTACCCGGTGAACTGGCGCGACCGCTGGCCGGAGTACGCAAAAGCAATGTTACATTACCAGAAAGAGGGCAAGAACGCCCACGATGACGCTCCCGACGCGACAACCGGCGTTGCGGAGCAGTTTACCAGGAAAGGAGGGGTCAGCGTATGGTGAAAGTGAACAGCCGCACGATTCAGCGGCTTTTGCAGGGGCACGGGCAGTTCATCCGCGAGGCGGACGAGGCTCGGCGCTATTACAGCAACGTCAACCGCATCAAGAAGGACAACAGCGTTTTGCAGCGGCAGGCAGAGACCGAGCAGGCGCTCGGCAATCCGCTGCACCTCGCGGACAACCGCATTTCGCACTCGTGGCATAATCTGCTCGTGACGCAGAAGGTTTCCTACGCGCTGAGCTATCCGCCGGTGTTCGATGTGGGGAACAAGACCGCCAACGAGCGGATCGCAGAGATTCTCGGAGATCAGTACACCGCAACGGCCATGCAGCTCGGCATTGACGCGAGCAACACCTCGGTCGGCTGGCTGCATTACTGGCGCGGCACAGACGGCAGGTTCCGCTACCACACCGTAGACCCGGAACAGATTGTGCCGGTGTTCTCCGGTACGCTGGAGAGCGATCTCGTCGGCGTGTTGCGCTGCTACACCATGCTCGACCCGACAAGCGGACAGACCGTGCAGGTGTGCGAATACTGGGATGACACGACCTGCCGGTTCTACCGTCAGAACGGCGTGTCCGGCAACTACACCTACTTCGAGTATCCGGAAGTCGGGCAGGAGCTGCGGCACGGCCTCGGCGCGGTGCCGTTCATCCCGTTCTACAACAACGCCGACCGGCGGGGCGATCTGCCGCTGTACCGCGACCTGATCGACGCCTACGACAAGGTGGTTTCCGGCTTCGCCAACGACATGGAGGACGTGCAGGAGGTCATCTTCGTCATCAAGAACTACGGCGGCACGGACAAGACCGAGTTCATGAGCGACCTCAAAAAGAGCAAGCTCATCAAGGTCGAGGGGGACGGCGGCGTGGACACCATCCGCGCGGAGATCCCGTTTGAGGCACGCAACGCTTTTCTCGAAAGAACCCGCCGTCAGATTTTCGTTTCCGGCATGGGTGTTGACCCGAACCCTGAGAATTTCGGCAACTCGTCCGGCGTGGCGCTCAAGTACCTGTACAGCCTGCTGGAGCTCAAGGCCGTGATGCTGGAAACGCAGTTCCGCAGCGGTTTCGCCGAGCTGGTACGCGCCATCTGCCGTATGGAGGGTATCGCACAGCCGAAACGCATTCTCCAGACATGGACGCGCAACATGGTGCAGAACGACCTCGAAACCGCGCAGATCGCGCAGCAGTCGGTCGGCATTATCTCGGACAGAACCATACTCGCAAACCATCCGTGGGTAGACGATGCCGAGAACGAGCAGAAGCAGCTGGACAAGGAACAGCAGGCGGCAGCCGAAAAGCAGCCGCAGTTCCAGTTCCCGCCAAAGGACGGTGCAGGCGATGGCAGCAGCGGATAAGCTGAACGGCGCCTACTGGCGCAAACGTGCCATCGAGCTGGCCGAAAAGCAGAAACGGGAAGACGACGACCTGTGTCTGCGGTTCCACCGGGAGTACGAGCGCATTCTGCACGAGCTGGACAAGGAAATCTCGATTTTCTATGCCCGCTATGCCGCAAACGAGAGTGTCAGCATGGCCGACGCACGCAAGCTGCTGCGCGATGCCGAGCTGGAAGACTTCCGGATGTCGCTGGACGAGTTCCGCGGCAAGGCCATCGCAGGCGGCTTTGACAAGGAACTGGAGGAGGTTTATCTCCGGTCGCGTATCTCGCGCTTGCAGGCGTTGCAGACGCAGGTTGAGCTGCGTATGATGGAGCTGTTCGGCTCTCAGCGTGATGTGCTGCGCGACCATTTGCAGGAGCGTTACACCGACACCTACTACCGCACGGTGTACGCTGTCAGCCAGCAGGTCGATGTGGCGAGCACCTTTGCCCGCATTGACCCGCAGACGGTCGAGAAGATCCTCGCTACGCCGTGGGTCGGCAGCGAGTTTTCGTCCCGCATCTGGGCGGACAAGGACAAGCTGACCCGTGAGCTGATGCAGACGCTCTCGCGCGGCTTTGTCCGCGGCGACTCGCTCGACCGCATGACCAAGGAGTTCACCCAGCGCATGGGAGTGTCCGAGAGCAGGGCGGCAACGCTCATCCACACCGAGAGCGCCCATATGGCGGCTGAGGCTGCCGAACAGGGATACCGGGAAACAGGTGTCCAGTCCTATCGGTTCGAGGCAGCACTCGACCTCAAGACCTGCGCAGTGTGCGGCGCTCTGGATCAGCGCGAGTTTCCGCTTGCGGAGCACGAAACCGGCATTAACTATCCGCCGCTGCATCCGCGCTGCCGGTGTACCACCGTTCCGGTGACGGGGTTCCGGATCGGCAGTAAGCGTGCCGCCAGAAATCCCGCGACCGGCAGGACCGAGTATGTCGAGAAAAAGCTGACGTATGAGGAATGGCATAAGAAATATGTTGAAAACGACCCGGAAAATGCTATACTGGAATTGAGCAAGCGCGAAACAAGCGCACTGCAAAAGTATATCAGCGCAGAAAGCTACCCGCTGAACGACAAGCTACGCCGCGGCGAACCGCTCAGCGAAGCAGAGCAGCACTGGACGGAACGACTTGACAAGGCGCTGGATAAACTTCCGGTGTATGAGGGAACGGTATATCGTTCTCTGTCAAGCGACATGATACCGGATAAAGCTGCCTTTCTGGCAGCGCATGAGGTTGACGCGATCGTTACATATGACGCATACACGTCTACTTCTACGGAGGTATATGACCCGGATATGGATATTCAGCTGGTTATTCAGAGCAAATCCGGCCGAGATATGCGCGGTATCAACACAATCGAAAAGGAAATCCTTTTCAAAAGGAAGTCGCGTTTCATTGTTGACAGAAAGGAGGGCGACACCATATGGCTGACAGAAATTTAACCTTTGAGGACTTCAAGAGGCTGCCACCCGAGGAACGCAGCAGGCGATACGAAGAACTGTCCGACCATGACAAGTTTCTGGCACGCTGTTCGCAGCCGTCGGGCGTCCATGGTGTGCTGTGCAATACCTGTATCCATCGAAAGCGGATATGCTGCAAGGCGTTTCCGGATGGTATCCCGGGCGAGCATATGAATAAGCTGGAGGAAAACCCGGCAATCGAATGTGCACCGGGCGTTCACTATCAACCAAAGACTTAGTCATCAAGACCGTACATTGGAGAGATAACAATGGATCTCATTCAGCACATGAAAAAGCTGCTCGGCACCGAGCACCCATATGACAAAGCGCATCGCCTCAAGGTGGAATGCACGGACGGTATTACGCTGACCGGCAAATTCGTCACCGTCGTAGGCGCACTGGACAATGAACCGGAGATTGCAGAGCTGATTATCCGGCGCGACGACAACGGCGTTCTGACCGGAATGCTGGAAACCGAAATCAAAACAGTAGAACTGATGGACTAAACCACCAAGGATTCAATCCAAGGTGGTTTTTTCATACCCATTTTTCGATGAAAGGAGCAAAAAACAATGGAATTTCTCAAAAGCCTTTTTGAAAAGGGCACACTGACCTGGGAGCAGTTCCAGCAGGCAGCCAAGGACGCAAAGTTTGAGGTGGTCAACGCCGCCGGCGGCGCTTACGTTCCCAAGGCCGACCTGGACACCAAGGCGCAGGAGCTGACCACGGCGAACAACACCATCAAGGACCTGCGTGCCGCCGCCAAGGCGTGGGACGGCAAGGACCCGAAGAAGCTGGAGGACGACCTCAAGACCCTCCAGACCAAGTACGACACCGATACCGCGAATATTCGTCGCGATGCGGCAATCGACCTGGCGCTGACCCGTGCCCATGCACGCGATCCGCAGCTGACCCGCGCGGCGCTCTCGATGGACGACATCAAGATCGGCGCGGACGGCAAGATCACCGGCCTTGACGCGCAGGTCGAAAGTCTGAAAAAGGACAAGGCATGGCTGTTCGAGGAGGACGGCGCAGGTCAGTCCGGCAAGCAGGGCGGCAAGGGCGGAAACCCGAACGGCGGTCAGGGCGGCGGCTACAATCCGCAGTCCGGCGGCAACCCGAACACGGTAAACGATCTCGGTTCCGCTCTCGCAGAAGTATACAACACCAACGGCTAACAGAAAGAAGGAATGAAAAATGCCTATCACTCTCGCACAGGCAAAGGTCGGCATGGCAAACCATGTGGACCAGCAGGTTATCGACCAGTTCTGCCGCGGCTCCATGCTGCTGGAGGCACTGACCTTTGACAACTCGGTATCGCCCGGTACCGGCGGCTCTACGCTGACCTATGGCTACACCCAGCTCAAGACCCCGGCAGGCGCGGATTTCCGTGACATCAACACCGACTACACTGACACCGTAGCCGACCGCGAAACCAAGTCGGTTGACCTCAAGATCTTCGGCGGTACGTTCAAGATCGACCGTGTTCTCGCGGGTACCGCGAACGGCCAGATCAACGAGGTGCAGTTCCAGCTCGAGGAGCACATCAAGGCGACCACCAACCTGTTCCACTACACCGCCATCAACGGCGACAAGGGCACCAAGGGCTTTGACGGTCTGGACACGCTGCTTGTCGGCACCTCGACCGAGCTGAACGCCGACGCCTCCAAGGCGATCGACCTGTCCACCTCGGCGGCGATCGACACCAACTACAAGACCGTGCTCGATATGCTCGACGAGTTCCTCTCAGAGCTGGACGGCGTGCCGACCATGCTCATCGGCAATGCGGCGCTGCTGACCAAGATCCGCTCCTGCGCCCGCCGTGCAGGTTATCTGACCCACTCCGAGGACGCTTTCGGCCGTCAGATGAGCGGTTACAACGGCATTCCGTTCATGGATATGCAGTATTACTACGACACCGCCGAGAAGAAGGAAAAGCCGGTCGTGCCGATTACGTCGCGCGAGTACGGCGCATCCTCGTCCAAGACCACCGTTACCGGTCTGACCGACCTGTACGCTGTCCGTCTGGGTCTGGACGGTTTCCACGCCGTATCTCCGATGGGCGGCAAGGTGATCTCCACCACGCTGCCGAATTTCTCTACCGCAGGCCCGGTCAAGGCCGGTGATGTCGAGATGGTAGCGGCAACCGTGCTCAAGAAGTCCCGCGCTGCCGGCGTGCTGCGCAACTTCAAGGTAAAGTGAGGGAACTGCCATGTACAAGATCAAGGCACCGAACGAGGAGTACGACCGCAAGATCGGCGGCGTGCAGTTCGTCAGTGGTGAGGCGCAGACGGATAACGAGTGGCTTGCAAGCTGGTTCTCCGGCCGTACGGGCTTTACCGTAGAAACCGTGACTGCCGAGGAGGAAGCCGAACCGACCGAGGACAAACCGAGGGGGAAGCGCAGAAATGACAAGGGAAACGCTGATGCTGCGGGCGCAAAGCCTGCTGCCGAACCTGCCGCAGGAAACGCTTGAGTTCGCCTGCGATCTGGTGCTCGAGCAGATCTGTAATTACTGCAATCTGACCGAGGCGCCGGACGGTCTGACGAACACCGCAGCGCTGATGGTGCGCGGCCTGGTAAACAGCGTTCAGCTCCAGAACGAGAATATGCAGCCTGCCGCAAAGGGCGTGTCCAGAGGGGATACGTCCTTTGCCTTTGCGACGGCGGCGGAGCAGCTGGCGGCACTGGCAGGCTCGGGCGACTTCCTCACCGACTACAAGGCGCAGTTGAACGCCTATCGAAAGATGAGGTGGTAGTATGCTCGGCAATCCGGAGCTGGAGCGTGCGCTGCTGGAGCAGACCTATGACGGCGTGATGACCGTCACCAGCACAAGCAAGCAAACCGTGAATGGCGAAACCGTTGTTACGCCGGACGCGGTGCTGCACGAGAATATCCCGTGTGCGCTGTCGTTTTCGGGCACACCGGACAGCAGGACCGACGCGAACAGCGGTCAGGTCAGCTATCAGGCCACGATCTACTGTGCGCCTGATCTGGCTGTCCCGGCGGGCTGCCGCATTGTGGTTCAGCAGTACGGCGCGACCTATCGGCTGAAATACAGCGGCGAGAGCGCGGTCTATCCGACGCATCAGCAGCTTTCCGCCGTCCGAGAGGAGCGAGCGTAATGGCAAGCTGGGGAAGCTGTGATTTTCACGAGCTGCGCGACTTAAACGAACGCATTAAGGCCGCCGCCAGCGAACCGGAGATGGACGCTTTCTACACCGGACTGCTGGACGAGATGATGAACGGTCTGGTGGGTGATGTGAAATACCGCACGCCGGTCGATTCCGGCCATCTGCGGCGCAACTGGTTCATCACCAAGGCGAAGCGCAGCGGCAAGCACTACCGCGCGGAAATTTACAACAACATCGAGTACGCGCCGTGGGTGGAGAACGGCCACCGGCAGGAGGTCGGACGGTACGTTCCGGCCATCGGCAAGCGCCTTGTGAACGGCTTTGTCGAGGGCAGGCATATGCTGCGCGAGGGTCTGTTCGACCTTCAGCGTGATGCCCCCGACTTTATCAAGACCAAAAGCGAGAAATTTCTCAGCCGCATGATGGAGGGCAAATGATTAACGTAGTACAGGAAATCGTCGATAGGCTGCGCACGGTCTATCCGTCGGCGCAGTATGACATCTACACCGAGCGTATCGAGCAGGGATTCTCTGCGCCGTGCTTCTCCATTCGTCAGCTTCGTGCGGACGTCACGCCGTACCCGTCCGGCCTGCATGAGATCGTGCAGCACATGGACGTGCGGTTCTTCCCGTCGGACAGCCGTCCGCAGGAGCAGTGCCGGGAGATCGCACAGACGCTCACGCTGCTGCTGCGGCGCACGGAAAGCCTGCGCGGGAGCAATCTCTCGTGGGAAATTACAGACGAGGTGCTGCACTTCTTCGCGGACTACCGGCAGTTTGTCCGGGAGGTCCCGGAAGATATTCCGATGGAGAATTTGCAGATCACCGTAGGAACGGAGGACTGACAATGGCAGTCAAACGCAAAACCGAGGCAGGAGCACCGGCGTTTACCGGCGCACAGCTCCTGACCTTCGACAGATACCGCGAGCGGCGCGACCTGCTGGGCGTGCTGCTCGACAAGGATCAGCGCTACACCTTTTCCGAGGTGGACGCGCTCATCGACAACTTTATGAAAGGCAAGGTGAATTAAATGGCTTTAGGCGGCGGTATGTATACCGTACAGAACAAGGTTCTGCCCGGTGCGTACATCAACTTTGTGTCGGCGGCTCGTGCGTCTGCGACCCTGGGCGACCGCGGCACGGCGGCTTTCCCGCTGTCCCTCGACTGGGGACCGGAAAACGAGGTCGTGACCATCGAGAACAGCGAGTTTCAGAAGGGCTCACTTGCGCTGACCGGCTACGCCTACACGGCGGACGAGCTGCGTCCGCTGCGCGAGATCTTCGCAAATGCCAAGACGCTGCACCTGTTTCGTCTGAACAGCGGCGGTGCAAAGGCGGCCTGCAAGTACGCAGAGGCGAAGTATCCGGGCAAGATCGGCAACGAACTGAAGATCGTGATTCAGCAGAACGAGGGCTTCACGGTATCGACGAACGAGGTCTACGATGTTTCGACCTATATCGGCACGACCCTTGTGGACACGCAGAAGGCAGTTAAGGCAGTTTCCGACCTTTCCGACAACGACTATCTGCACTGGAAGGGCAGCGAGGCGCTGACCGAGAACGCAGGCCTGCTGCTCACCGGCGGCACGACCGGCGCGGTGCAGGATGCAGCTTACCAGACGTTCCTCGACAAGATCGAGCCGTACAGCTTCAATGCGGTCGGCTGCGACACGAAGAACAGCACGGTCAAGGGTCTGTTCGCCAACTGGACGCGCCGCCTGCGTGATGAGCAGGGCGTGAAGTTCCAGTGCGTGCTGCACAATTACCCTGCGGCAGACTATGAGGGCGTGATTTCCGTCAAGAACGGTCTGGTCGGCGCGGCTGACGACCCGTCTGCGGTCTACTGGACGACCGGCGCGGAATCCGCGTGTGCGGTCAACCGCTCGATGACCAATTCGACCTACACCGGCGAGTACGACATCGACACGAACTACACGCAGACCCAGCTTGAAAAGGCGATCAAGGCGGGTGAGTTCACGTTCCACCGTGTCGGTGACCAGACCCGCGTGCTGACTGACATCAACACCTTCGTGTCCGTCACGGACGAAAAGAGCGCGGATTTCTCGTCCAATCAGGTCATGCGCGTGCTCGACCAGATCGCCAATGACATTGCATCGCTGTTCAACTCGAAGTACCTCGGCAAGGTGCAGAACGACGCAAGCGGCCGCGTGAGCCTGTGGAGCGACATTGTAGCGCACCACACCCAGCTCCAGACCATCCGCGCCATTGAGAACTTTGACAGCAGCAGCGTCACCGTGTCGCAGGGCGACATGAAGAAGTCTGTTGCGGTCGAGGACCATGTACAGCCGGTTTCCGCGATGGAACAGCTTTACATGAAGGTAATCGTTGAATAAAGGAGGGAAAAGTCATGCTGAACGCTCCTGTTATGGAAGCAAATGATGCGGTAGCCGGTTCGATGGCCGAGTGCTACGTCACCATTGACGGCAACCGCTACAATATGATGCAGCTGTACAGCTTTGAGTCGTCCGCGAAGGTCGACATTCAGGACGTAAAGCTGCTTGGCCGCACCGGCAAGGGCAAGAAGCCAAGTGGGTGGTCCGGTTCGTGGAAGGGCACGGCGCACTTCAACCAGAGTGTGTTCCGCCGCTGGTTCCTGATCTACTGCAAGACCGGCAGGATGACGCCGTTTGAGATTCAGGTATCCAACGAGGATCCGTCCTCGTCCGCCGGCCGTCAGACTATCACGCACACCGGCTGCCTGATCGACAGCTCGATTCTGGCGAAGTTCGATGCAGGCGACAGTCTGCTTGACGAGGAGCTTTCCGGCACGTTCGACGGCTGGGATATGCCTGAGGAGTTTGCCGAACTGTCCGGTATGGAATAAGGAGGAATTTGTACAATGGGTAATCTTACCGCATTTCTGGCGCAGAACGCCAAGCAGGTTGAAAACGTGAAGCTGGTCGTATCCGACCGCTTCACCGATGAGGATGGCAAGCCGCTCGAGTGGGAGGTGCGCTGCATTTCCTCGCGCGAGGACGAAACGCTGCGCCGTGACTGCCAGTACCGCGTACAGGTGCCGGGCAAGCGCGGCAGCTTCCGTCAGGAATTCGATAACGTGCTCTACCTTGCCAAACTGGCAGCAGCCTGCACGGTTTATCCGAACCTCAACGATGCAGAACTGCAGGACAGCTACGGCGTGAAATGCGCCGAGGAGCTGATCTCGGCCATGCTGACGCCGGGTGAGTATACGAACTACACGGAAAAGCTGTTCGACATCTGCGGCTTTGGTGATGCTCCTGATCTGGTGGAACAGGCAAAAAACTGATTCGGGACGGGGATGACGAGGCTTCCGTCGCACATTTCTGCCTGCAGGAGCTTCACATCCTGCCGTCCGCATTTTTGAGCCTGCCGACGGAAGAGAGAGCCTTTATCACAGCTTCGTGCATTGTGCGAGGCGAGGAAGAGGAAAAGGCACTGAATAAGACGAAACACAAGTAAGGCGGTTGTAAAATCATTCCTGTTGTGATATGCTTGAACAAAAGGAGTGAGAATATGAAAAAGATCAAGAGAATAACTGCCGTATTGCTGGCACTGCTGTGCTTTGTGCCGACCGCCTTTGCGGCAAATCCTAAGCCGGTTATGATTTACGTAAATAACGTATTGGTAGCGGAAAAGGGTATGATTCAGAACGGACGAACGCTCGTTCCACTTCGTGCAGTGACAGAAGCTATGGGTGCAGATGTCGAGTGGATACCGGAAACCCGTGAGATTCAGATCTGGCGTACTATCCCGATCTGCACAGATGCGGGAGGCGGCCATCTTCCAATCGTGGGGCAGACACACTACGAGGTATTGTTTAAAATCGGCTCTTTCCAAGTGCTGTATACCAATCCTGTCGTAACGGATGCTACGGATTCCATTGATGTGGCAGCGCAGATTTATAACGGCAAGACGATGGTTCCGCTGCGTGCTGCGTGCGAGTATCTTGGCGGTACGGTGGGCTGGGATCCTGAAACCAAAACTGCCTATGTCGAGTACAGCGAGATGATGATGGCTGAACAGACCGGAGATACCAAGCTGGACGCTGCTATTGCAGAACGAGATGCAATCGGAGCAATTACGGATATGCCGATCAGCGGCGATTACAGCATTTTGATTACCCCCACCGGATGCACCACACCGGTAGATATACTGGTTTGGGTGGGTGATGCTTACGGTATGCCGACAAATCTCAACTTTGTGAGAAAATCGTCTTATAATAAGACGGCATTTTTCACGCGAACTGGCTACCTTACCGGTATTCCAGGTGAAAGTATCTACGATGTGCCGGATTATCCCGAGAATTTTACAGCAAAAGACCAGACCGGTACATTCAGCGGTATTCGCATGATGTCGCTGGAGGGTAACCTGTGGCTGTGCAAAGAAGATTTGCAGCAGCTTGGTCTGATGGATTAACAAATCAATAAGCAAAGCGAAAGCAATCACGGAACGGTGGTTGCTTTTCTTTTGCCCGAAAAGAGGTGAAGTCACTTGGCACTATCCAACACCGTCCAGCTGCGCGACGGCATGAGTAATGTACTCAGCCGTATCGCGTCCAGCCTGAGTACGGTCAACGACCGATTTGAACGGATGCAGAGCCTGACCGAACAGGCGGCGCCGACCGGTCTGTATTCACAATTTAACAGCGAATTGACGGGTGTGCGTGAAGAACTCACCCGAACCGTGAGCGAAGTCGAGGAGCTGCGGAGCAGCATGACCTCGGCGCAGCCGCCGGCAGAGAACCTGACGGCATCGCTCAAAAAGCTGGGTACAGCATTCCTCGGCTCCAAGCTGGTGAGCGGTATCGTGAGTATGTCAGACGAAATGACGCAGACCACGGCGCGTCTGAATCTGATGAACGACGGTCTGCAAAGCACCGCCGACCTGCAGGAGCTGATCTATCAGTCGGCTATGCGTTCGCGCGGCGCGTACAACGCCACGGCGGATGCGGTCGCGAAGATGGGTCTGCTTGCCGGTGACGCATTCAGCAGCAATCAGGAAACGATCGCGTTTGTCGAGCAGCTGAACAAGCAGTTCAAGATCGCCGGCACCTCGGCAGAGGGACAGGCCGCCGCCATGCTGCAGATCACGCAGGCCATGGGCTCCGGCGTGCTGCGCGGTGAGGAGCTGAACTCGGTATTCGAGCAGGCACCGACCATCATTCAGTCGATTGCGGATTACCTCGGCGTGTCGGTCGGTGAAATCCGCAGCATGGCGCAGGAGGGCGAGCTGACGGCGAGCATTGTCAAGTCCGCGCTGCTGTCCTCGGCGGAGGAAACCAACCAGAAATTCAACGAGATTCCGCTCACCTGGTCGGACGTCTGGACGCAGGCCAGCAACATGGCAATCATGGCCTTGCAGCCGCTGCTCGAAGCCATCAACTGGGTGGCGAACAATATTGAGGTCATCGGCCCGCTGGTGCTTGCGGCTGCGGCAGCCTTTGCGCTGTTTGCGGTGGCCGCCAACTGGACGAAGATCTGTGCTGCGGCTACGAAGGCGCTGACCGCCGCACAGAAAATGCTCAATGCCGTGATGGCGCTTAACCCGATCGTGCTGATTATCGGCAGCGTTATCATTCTCATCGGCGTGATCGCCGCGTACATCAACTACACGAACCGGGCAAAGAACGAAACGACGAGTGCCGTCGGCGTGATCTGCGGCCTGTTCGCGATGGCAGGCGCGTTTGTCTACAATATGTTCTATCTGCCGGTCTACAACGTCATTGCCGACCTTATCAACTTCCTCGGCAACGTGTTCCAGCACCCGATTGCGTCGATCGAGATTTTGTTTTTGCAGCTCAGCCAGTATGTTGTCGGCGTCATCCGTGGTATGGTGAGGACGATAGAGAAGCTCATCAATCTTATTCCGGGCGTGAAGATCAACATCACCAGCGGTCTGGACACATTCTACGACAGCTACACCGACAGCATCCAGAAGATCAAGGATCAGTCCGGGTGGACGGAGTACGTTAAGCACAAGGAGAAGATCGAGTATTCGACGGCCTACGCCAACGGCTACAACTGGGGCGCGAACCTCCAGAACAGCATTTCCGAGAAACTGGGCCTTGACCTGCCGGACGACCCGGCGACGGGTCTGCTGTCCAATATTGCGGACAACACCGCACAGATCGCGGACGATGTGAGCGTATCCTCGGACGACATCAAGCTGCTGCGCGATATTGCGGAGCGGCAGGTCATTAACAAGTACACCACCGCCGAGATCAAGGTGGAGATGGTCAACCACAACAACATCTCGAACGAGATGGACTTGGACGGCGTGGTAAATCTGCTGGAAGCCAAGGTCACCGAGGCGCTTGTCACCAGTGCGGAAGGAGTGCACATCTAAATATGTACGAGTTTTACATGGACGGTGTGCGCCTTCCGGTCACGCCGAGTGCGCTGACCATCAAGATCAGCAATCAGAACAAGACCATCAACCTCATCAACGAGGGTCAGGTGAACGTTTTGAAAACGCCGGGACTGTCGAAAATCAGCTTTTCGGCGCTCCTGCCGAACAGGGAATACCCGTTTGCGTGTTACCCGAACGGCTACCAGCCTGCACAGTATTACATGAGCAAGCTGGAATCGCTCAAGACCGCCCGCAAGCCGTTTGAGTTCTCGGTTATCCGCATAGACGACAGCGGCGAGGAGCTGATGAGCGCACAGCCGATGACGGTATCCCTTGAAAGCTATGAGCTTGCCGAGGATGCGGGCAGTTACGGTGTTGACGTCATGGCAAAGATTGAATTGCTGCAATACGCGCCGTACCATACCAAGTCTATCGAGTTCAAGAAGAGCGAGAGCAGCAACGGCACCACCAAGAAGGCGACCGTCACGCAAAAGCGCGACACTACGACTGCACCGGCCGGCAAGACGTACACCGTCAAGTCCGGTGATACGTTGTGGGACATTGCTCGGGTGAAGCTGGGGAACGGCACTAAGTGGCAGTCTATCTATAATCTGAACAAGGCTGCCATTGAGGCCGCCGCCAAGAAGTACGGCAGATCGAGCAGCAGCAACGGTTGGTGGATTTATCCCGGAACCGTGCTCAAGCTGCCGAGTTAAGGAGGGGAGAACATGGGTAAATATGTTTGGCCGTGTCCATCTTACTCGCGCATCTCGAGTGGCTACGGCAACCGTACCTGTCCCTTCCACGGTAAGGAATTCCACGACGGCGTTGACCTGGCAGCGGCAAGCGGCGCACCAATCCTCGCGTTCGGCCCCGGCACGGTCACGAAGTCCGGTTGGAACGGAGGTTATGGTAACTACATCAGCATAGACCACGGCGGCGGTCTGATGAGCTTTTACGGGCACGCCTCGGCGCTCTACGTCAGGCAGGGCGCGAAAGTCACCGCCGGGCAGAAGATTGCCGCCGTCGGTACAACCGGCAGCTCGACCGGCTGCCACCTGCATTTCGGTATGCACAAGAACGGCTCGTCCGTCAATCCGCTGAATTACGTTTCCTCCGGTGATACGCTCGCCAAGTATTCCGGCGCGAAGTCGGGCGGTACGGCAACGAACACTGTAAAGGCGCTGTTCACGGCATACTATCCGGCGAATAATGCCATGGAGGGCGGGTTTCTTGACGCACTGGGAAACAAACTTGACCCGAGCAAGCACACCTGTGCTGCGCCGCCAAGCGTACCGTTTGGTACTAAGGTTACAGTGCAGGGTACGGGAACGGCGCTTGACGGCGTGACCTACACCGTCAATGACCGCGGCGGCATGATTCAAATTGAGGGCGGCGTGTACCACTTCGACCTCTTGATGTCCTCCAATGCTGAGTGCAACCGCTGGGGCAAGAAGTACGGCAAAGCCGTCATCGGCGGTTCTGGTTCTTCAAGTTCGTCCGGTTCATCCGGTTCGAGTACCGAGAAGAAAAAGAAGGATATCACGACCGTTGTTGTTAAGTCCGTCACCGGCGCGGCGGGCACGCGCAAGGAGATCCTGCGGGATGTGCCGTCCTGCCAGATGCCGGGTGCGGAGCTGATCATCCAGAACAAAAACGGTCAGCTTCAGCAGCCGATGATCGAGGGCGACATCGTGTGGGAAACCACCCGCAGCGGCGCGGCATCCTCGCTGACGTTTACTGTGGTCAAGGATGATACGCTCAACTTCCACGAGGGCAATCCGGTGTCGTTCCGGTTTAACGGCGCGAATGTGTTCTACGGATACGTCTTTAAGAAGTCGCGCTCAGACAATCGGCTGATTAAGGTCACGGCCTATGACCAGCTGCGCTACTTCAAGAACAAAGACACTATCAGCTACACGAACAAGACCTATGCCGATGTGCTGAAAATGCTGGCGGCGGACTACGGCCTCAAGGTTGGTACCGTGACCGACACCAAGTACAAAATCCCGCAGCGCATTGAGGAAGGAACGCTTTTCGATATGCTCGGCAATGCGTCCGACCTCACAATCATCAATACCGGCAAGGTGTACGTCTTGTATGACAATTTCGGCAAGCTGTGCCTCAAACCCTACGAGAGCCTGCTCCTGCCGCTCTACATCGACGAGGACACGGCGCAGGGATACAGCTACACCTCGTCCATCGACAGTGACGTGTACAACCGCATCAAGCTGGCGTGGGACAATGATGAAACCGGCGTGCGAGAAGTCCATGTCATGAACAACACGGCAAGCCAGAGCAAATGGGGCACGCTCCAGTATTACGAAAAGCTGGATAACGCCCTCAACACCGCCGATTTGCAGACCAAGGCAAAGGCGCTGATGAAATACTACAACGTTATCCACCGTGAGCTGACCATGCAGAAGGTGTTCGGGGATGTTCGGGCGCGCGCCGGTACTTCGGTTTGTGTCGGCATGGGCCTGGGTGACATCAATATCAAGAACTATATGTGCGTGGAGAAGGCTAAGCACACGTTCAGCAATGGCCTGTACACGATGGATTTGTACCTGAGCGGAATTAGAGGTGAGTTTAGTGCCTAATCTGATGGAATCTATGCGGCAGATTGCCGCGAACGAGCGTCAAGCCACTTTGCCGATGATAATCTGCTTCGGCAAGGTGATTGCGCTCTCGCCGTTCCGTGTGCAGATCGACCAGAAACTTGTACTCACCAAGGAGTTTTTCATCGTGAAAAGCGGCGTGAGCGCATCCTCGTTCAAGGTGGGCGATGTGCTCATCCTGTTCCGCAATGAGGGCGGACAAAAGTACCTGATATTCGACAAGAAAGGGGCGCTGTAATGCTGCCGACAGAGTATAATGACGATCTCGTGCAGGATTTCGAGATTGAAACACAGCCTACGCGCACCTATGCGCTGCGGTTTGACGGCTACCTGTGTTCCGGCGGCAAGCTGGACGGACTGGAAGCTATGAAGCAGGCTGTCTTCCTGATTCTTCAGACCGAACGGTTTCAATACGCGATTTACAGCTGGAATTACGGTATCGAGCTGAACGCCCTGCTGGGTCAGACCATGACGCCGTATCTGCAGGCCAAGGTTGCCAAGGCGATTGAAGACGCGCTCATGGCAGACGATCGTGTGCTCTCGGTTGAGCAGTTCTCGTTTACCAAGGGCAAGCGCAATCTGCTTGTGAAATTTACGGTAACCACGACCGAGGGCGACGTGGAAAGCGAATTTGAGTTTGGAGGTGAAGCGGCATGATCGGACGATACTCGGACGAAATGACGTTTGACTACATTATGAACCGTATGCTGGAATCCGTGCCGGATACGGTCGATAAGCGCGAGGGCAGCATTATCTACGATGCGCTTGCACCGGCAGCCGCAGAACTGGTCAAATGCTACATGGAACTGGACGTCGTGATGGATGAAACATTTGTTGATACGGCGTCGCTCCAGTACCTTATGCTGCGCTGTAAGGAACGCGGTGTAACCATTCAGGGTGAAACGGCTGCTGTTATCGAGGGTGTGTTCACCCCGTCCAGCGTGGAGCTGACCGCGGGCTTGCGGTTCAACTGCGATGAGGTGAACTACACCATCACAGAAAAGATATCGGCGGGTCACTACAAGCTGGAGGCCGAAACGCTCGGTACGGTCGGCAACAAGTACACCGGCCTGCTGCTGCCGATCCAGACGGTGAACGGTCTGGATACCGCATCTATTGCGGCTGTACTTATCCCCGCTGAAGACGGCGACACGACCGACACGCTGCGCGAGAAATACTACGCCAGCATTGACGGTGAAGCGTTCGGCGGCAACGTGGCCGACTACCGCGAGAAGGTCAACGCCATTACAGGTGTTGGCGGTGTCAAGGTCTACCCGGTGTGGAACGGCGGCGGCACGGTCAAGTTGACTATTATTGCATCCGACTTCACCGCGCCGAGCAGCGAACTGATTTCCAAGGTGCAGTCCGCCATCGACCCTGAGCAGAACCACGGTGAAGGTCTGGGACTTGCGCCCATCGGGCACACCGTAACTGTCGCCGGTGCGAGGTATGCCGACATTGCTATCACAACCAATATCACCTTTGCGACTGGCTGGGCGTGGTCGAGCGCACAGTCGCAGGTGGAGAGCGCAGTCAAGATGTACTTTGCCGAGCTCGCGAAGATTTGGGCGGACAGTGCGACGACCGTTGTCCGTATCTCGCAGATTGAGACGCATCTGCTTGCACTCGACTGCGTGGTGGACGTGGAGGACACGACCATCAACGGCAGTGCGAAGAACATCGAGCTGGCAGCGGACGAAATTCCGCGGCTCGGCAGTATCGGAGGTGCGACGTGAGGAAGAAATTACAGGACTACCTGCCGCCAATCCTGTTCAAGACCTACGAGTTCCCGCTGCTATGTGAGACCGAGCAGCCGGAGATTGACCACCTGCATGATGCCGCTGATGCGGTGCTCGATGCGCAGTTTCTAAGCACAGCAGGGGAGTACGCCATTCAGAGATACGAGAAGATCTTCGGCATTACGCCGATGGACACGGACACACTGGACGAGCGCCGGTTTAAGGTGCTGACCAGAATCAACACACAGCTGCCGTTTTCGGTGCGCCGCCTGCGGCAGCAGCTTGCAACGCTGTGCGGCGCGGACGGCTACAAGCTCGAGGTGAACGGCGGCGTGTATACCCTGACTGTCAAAGTCGCGCTGACCGCAAAGCGTAATCGGCAGGCGGTCGAAGAACTGCTCGCGGACATTGTGCCTGCGAATATGGTCTGCACAACATCGTTGCTCTACAACACATGGGAGCAGATCAAGCGACTGACGTGGGGTGAGCTGAAAAAGCTCACCTGGCGAGAAATTAAGGAGGAGGTTTTGCCAGATGGCGCAGAAAACACCTAACTATAATCTGAACAAGCCTGGCTACGAGGATTTCGGCGACGTTGACACGCTGAACGAAAACTTTGAGAAGATCGACAAAGTCCTTGCCGCAACCGACCCGACCAAGGTCACCACCAAGGCCGAACCGGCCGACGCAGACGGCGTGATGATCGCGGACAGCGCGGACGGCGGCAAGGCAAAGCGGCTGCTGTGGTCTAGCGTTAAGACGGCGCTCGGCAAGCTGTTCGTACCGCTGACGCGGACGGTGAACGGGAAGACGCTGGCGGAAGATGTGACGCTGACGGGCGATGACATTGCGGTCTCGATCGCCGACTCCACTCCGATTTCTGGCGCGGTAAAATACCGTACAAACCCGAACCTGCTCGATAACTGGTACTTCGGCAACCCGGTGAACCAGAGGGGGCAGACGGAGTATACGGAGGACACTACATACACGATTGACCGATGGTGGTTGCAATACGACACGACGCTTAGCGTTGTTGATGGTGGTATAAAAATTGGCGGCAAATGGGATGTGCAGCAATACTTCGAAAACACTTTACCGAATGCGACATATACGCTGTCTCTACTTTACAAAGATAGAACGGGTTCTGATCCGCTACGCTTGATTGCCGGAAATCGAACGGATGGCGACATTGCCCAAACAGAAAGCAAAGATGCAAGCGGTATTCTCAGCGTTACGTTTTCGACCGCCACATCAAATAAAGTCTATTTCGGTTTTGCTGGTTCAGTAGATAACTCCGCTACCATCATCGCCGCCAAACTCGAACTCGGCTCCACGCAGACCCTTGCGCACAAGGAAAACGGCGTTTGGGTTCTTAACGAAATCCCTGATTTCGGGGAGCAGTTGAGGAGGTGTCAGAGGTACTTATTTTCTACGCGAGGTACAACTAACTATGTCTGTGCTGGGTCAGGATACATCTCCGTAGATGGAACCGAAGCAATAATCGTTGTTCCCACTCCAGTTTCGCTGAGAGCTACTCCCGTCTGCATGGTAAACGGAATACTACACGTTGACACGAGTTACGGCGAATGCGTAACTGGCAATAATGTTTCCCTCTTGAACGTTGGCAACGGGTCTTTGGGTATCCGCATGAAAATTATAGGCAGCGCGACGCCTAAATCTCCATGCTTTATGTGGATAGATATAAACAACAATCTACTATTCTCCGCTGATCTGTAAGGAGGTGACACTATGCAAACCCCAAAATCCCGTGTTTACGTCCAGACGGACGAGACCGGTCGTGTGCTGCGGTTAGAGGGAGAATATTCCCTTCCGGCAGACCTCGCCGGTTGGGTAAAAATTGATGAAGGCTTTGGAGATAAATTTTCGCTCGCGCAGAGCCATTATCTCGATAAGCCGCTCTATGACGGCGCGGTTCCGCGCTACAAACTCGTAGCCGAAAAGGTTGTAGCGCGAACCCCTGAGGAAATCGAGGCGGATAAGGCGGCGTTGCCTAAGCCTGAGCCGACCGCAGAGGACGACACAAATGCTATGATCGTAGATCACGAATATAGATTGACCCTGCTTGAACTGGGTCTGAACGAATGAGAGGAGGTGAAAAATTATGCTGTATCGCACCTTGAAGCGCATGATCGAGCGCGGCCAGACGGACGGCTTGGAGGACAAGCTGGACATCTTTTTCGCGGCGGGCAAGTTGACCGAGGCAGAGTACAATGAGCTGCTGGGTCTGCTGTAACTGTAATGATAGTGGGGGACGGGGAGCCGTCCCTCCGCCTTAAAAGAGGAGGAATGTAAATGGACGGTTCCATTTCCCGCGCAGAGCACGAAGAGTTTCGCCGACGGCTCGAAGAAGAAAATCGTCGGCAGGATAAGCGCATTGAGCTGCTGGAGGACAATATGCGCGAGCTCAACCAGCTGACCGCCTCGGTCAGCAAGCTGGCTTCCAGTATCGAGAGCATGGTGAAAGAGCAGGAGAAGCAGGGCAGGCGACTGGAGACGCTCGAGGACCGCGACGGCGCGATGTGGCGCAAGATCGTGGCCTACGGCGCGACGGCGCTCGTCGGCATTTTCATCGGCTATATCGCGCAGCAGCTTGGTTTGAACTGAGGAAGGAAGGCTTTTTATGAACTGGAAAATTCGTCTGAAGAACCCGGTATTCTGGGTGCAGGTGCTGACCGGCGCGCTGGCGACCGTGCTGGCGTACAGCGGTCTGACCGCTGCGGATATGACCACCTGGGCAGGGCTGTGGAACGTTATTACCGGCGCGTTCAGCAATCCGTACTGCCTGTTTCTGGTGGCAAGCAATATCTGGAGTGCGCTGAATGACCCGACCACTTCCGGCATTTCTGATAGCGCACGGGCAAAGGGCTACACTGCGCCCTCAGCGGAGTAAAATGGACTTGAAAGTTTCTTTCAAGTAGATGAAAGGAGAATACAGCATGAGTATTCGCTGCGATATTTACGACCGCAAGCTGTATGACATCTGGTTCGCAGCAGCGCCGTATGCGGCGAAATCCAAACCCGCCAAGACGCTCCGGCAGTGGGCGGCAGACGAGGGCGCGGACATCGTTTACAACCTCGCACTGTTCAACATGACCGGCAGCGGCAGCGACCGCTACGGCGTTATCAAGGGCCGAAC